GGTTGCTTGTGTGCCTTTATCCAGGTTGTTAAACATGGTAAGAAGGGCGGAACCTTTATCCGCAAGGTCACCGATTGAAGGAAGAAGTCCCTCGGTTAACGCAATTTTCGCGCCTTCCATAGCGGACTGAAATTTTGTGATGCTTCCTTGAGCATTATCAAGCATGGTATCCGCCATCTTTTTGGCTGCGCCGTCGGATTCTTTCAGCTTTTTCGTGTTTTCTCCGAGCGCTTTCGAGCCTTTTTGAAGAAGGACAGCCCAATGTTTATACGCTTCAGCGCCGACAATCGTTTTCAGAGTTGCCGCCTGCTGCTCTTTGGTCATGCCTTTCATGCCCTTTTCCATTTCTGCGATGACTTCAGGCATGCTTTTCATATTGCCGGCAGCATCAAAAAATTCAAAACCAAGTCGATCAATTTCCTTTTGAGCTTTCCTGGCAGGAGTTGCGAGACGGATAAGGGACGTACCGAAAGCCTGACCGGCAATAGTACCCTGTAAGCCGGCATCACCAAACGCCATGATCGCGGCGGCCGATTCTTCCATACCCCAGCCGAGTGAGTTCGCATTCGGGGCAAGAAATTTCATTGCCTCGCCCATTTGTTCAACATTGGTATTGGCGTTGGATGCTGCATAGGCTATCACATCGGCTGCATGCGCCGATTCTTCGGCCTTTAATGCAAAGGCAGACATGATGTTTGATGTAATATCTGCAGCTGTTCCAAGTTCAAGCTGTCCGGCCGCTGCAAGGCTTAACATGCCAGGCATAGCCCCGTAAATCTCATTGGTTTTAAATCCAGTCATCGCAAGGAAGTTCTGTGCTTCTGCAGCTTGGCTGGCTGTGAAAGACGTGCTGGCGCCAAGTTCTTTCGCTTGCTCCGTTAACTTGGCGAGGTCTTTCGCGGTGCCGCCGGAAATCGCCTGCACTTTACTCATTTGCTTTTCAAAATCCATGCCAACTTGAACCGCATCTTTTAAAGGAAGGACCAAACCACCAAAGGCAATACCCGATGTCATGGCGACAGATGAACCGACATTCCTCATTGTGCTGCCGACTGCATTCATTCTTTGACCCATTCTGTGGATGGTGGAAGAAGCGCGCCTTGATTCATCCTCCAGCCTTTTGATCCTCTGCGTGGTCTGCGTCAAAGCATTTTGCGTTTTATTCATTTCAGCTGTCGCATAGTTCAGCCGCCGAGCCAGCATCTGAGTTTCTTGAGCATCTTTGCCCTTTTTGATAGCTGAATCCGCATAGGCTCTTTCAAGAGCCTTCACTTTCCGCTTGTGAATGTCCAGCTGCTGGCTGAGTGTTTTCGCCTTTTCTTGAGACGCCCTTAATTCATTGCCCCATACGCCTATAGCTGTACGGTTTTTTTCAAACTCAGATTTGACGTTTTTCATTTGCAGAGCAACAGAACGCATTTCAGTTCTGAATTGGTTCGAGTTTGAATACAGCCTGACTTTTATGTCCTTTGCCAATCGGTCACCCCCTTACCCGAGCACCTGGTCAATGTAAAGGCGCTTTTCTTCTTTCTCTGCTGCTGGCTTTCCGCCGGCTTCTTTTCGGCGGGCCAGGCGCCGCAGATGATAAACAATGTCCATTTCATCAATCTGGTTTTGTGTATAGCCGATTTCTTCTAACGCGTTGTACATGTCAATGACAGCGTCAGACAAATTTACTTCCCCGGCTCTTCACCCTCTTTTGGATCAGGGTTTAAAATCTGACTGGCCTCAGCGATATTTCCTAAAACGTAGTTTGCTGTGCCGTAAATTGTTCTCGTGACCAGCCTCGCATCAATGCCATTTTCAAATTCATCAGCTGAGAATTTGTTTCCAAACGCAGCACAGATAAATTCAATTTGCTTTTCAGTGTAGATTCGTTCAGGGTCGGTTGACTCAATATCTTCTGCGATCTCGGCCGCGTCCCGGAACAGCTTTCCTGAAATGAAATTTGGTGTGACAAACTTTTTGTTTTTACCATTGATTCTGAGATTGATTGAAATAGCTTCCATCTTGATTCCTCCCTGTTTTCGGACAATAAAAAAGAGCGCCTATAAGCGCTCCAAATTCTTTATTTACCTAAACCAATTGCTTCGGTTTTAGTATCTGTTGCAAAAGCAGAACCATCATATACAACTTGATTAAACCAGTTTTCCCCGTTAAATGTTTCGCTGTCCTCTGCTTGCGCTTTCCAGCGCCGTTTTCCTTTCGGGCTTTGAAGTGGCATAAATGAAACTTTGAACTTAGCGCTTTCCGGATCAGCTTTGTCTTCGGTCGTCTTTGATTCAATTGGCATTAATTCAGGCAGCCCTTTAAGAAACCAATAATACCGGTACCCGCCTGTTGATTTCTTCGATCTGAAGCCGAAAGCCAGATGAATTGCCTGGTCATCAGCACTTCCAAAGGAAACCCCATTTTCTTCTGCATGACCATAAATTTTCTTTTGTACACTCATTGGCAAATCGGCCATTTCAGCTTCTAAATCAATATCACCCATACTATTAAAAATGTCATAGACGCCGTTATCCGCATAAAATTTTGTTTGCTCTGATTTTGGGTCTACCTTTATGCTAACGGCTCCCGGAATCCGCTCTGGAATACCGAATTTCAAGTCTTTTTCATCATCCTGCTCGACTACTGCATAATGAAACATATCTAAACCGTAAATTGTTTGTCCCACTACTTTTCCTCCTTTAAAAAAGCTTTCTTATATCGCATAGCTTTGTGAAAAACCTTGTCAGCCTCTTCGTATAAATCTTGAGAATCGTACCGGCTGTAACCGATTGACTTCATGAGCCGGTCAATTTCTTTTGCGATTTTGGTTTCTTGACTGACTGTATTTGAATTGGTAAAAATGCTGATCTGAAAGCGAACCTCCGAGGATTGCGCCTGATTATCGGCATATGAATCATCAGCATTTTTCAATTCGGTATATATGACTCTTGGGTATGCGTTAACATCTGAAGCAACTCTATTATGAAAGCCGCCTGTCACCAGTTCTTTTAATGAGAAATCGTTGACCAGGGCAGCGCTCAATTCTGCTTTTGCATCAAAACTCATTTGATTGGCGCTGTTAGAATGCGGGCCATTACTTCCACAGCTGACGCCTCCCCTTCATCCATGCCTTTTTCGATAAAAGGATAAGGTGGCATTTTTGATGTCACATACTCCAAGAATCTGGCCCGGTAAGCGACTTTTTTATTGGGCCCAATTGACACGAATTTTTCTGCGCCTTTGGATTCCCTAGCCTTTGAAACCGTAATGTTATCAGCTATATGGGGCTGATTTTTATCGCTTCGATTGACATTTTGTCGCTGGTGCTCCGCGATAATTTCACCGCCGGCTTGCAAGGCCACATCTTCCGCCTTTTCCACGTCTTCACCGATTCTTTCAAAATATCGATCTAGATCGGCCAGCCCTTCAAAGTTCATTTCAGCCATTGAGCCCCACCTCCTGACACATAATTTCAAACCACTTTTTTGAGTCTTCAGGATCGTTAAAGTCAAGGATGTCAAAGGCTCGGAAAATAGTTTCACCCTTTTCATTTTTGCCGATCTGTTCAACAATTCTCATATCGCGTTGAATATCTTGCCGGAACCGAATGGTGATCTTTTTAGGTGATTTAACGCCCCACGCCCCCGCAACCATAGACTCATTGTTTCCGAGGGAGCTAAAGCCCTCCACAGCGCCCCAGACGGTGAATAAATCAATATGAGTTTCGCTCCAGTTCAACTCTTCATCCTGAATCTCGGTCTTCTTTTGAAAGGTTAGGCGGTGCCGCAGATCGCTGGGCCTCTTTCTCTTCATCTTCCTGCACCTCATCATCCGTATAACGCAGCTGCGTCAATAGATTTTCAACAGTAAAAGGGATGGACGAGCCGGTTGTCCCTGACTCATACATCCCTCTGTTTTCATACCAATGCGCGACAAGCATTTTGACCACAATTTCAAATTGTGAGTTTCCTTCAACAAACCGCCCAATAGCATTGACAATATAGCTTTTCGCTGCCGCAATAAATTGCGATAACATTTCATCATCTTCAGAATGGTCCAGACGGAGATAGTTTTTCATATCCACCAAATTCATGATGGTTCACCCGCCTTATACTTGTGGCTCATTGTTTGTCGTGCCTTCTACTTTTTCTTTCAACTCATCAATTTGAGATTGAAGACTATCAAACATGGCCTTTACTTCGCTGTTTAAGTTATCCGGCATGACGCTGCCGGTACCAATGTTTTTGCTTCTGACAACATTTTCACCAAGCATTTCGTGGGTGATGCTCCCGTCTTCAATGACAGCCGGATCACCTTTCTCACCTTTGGGTCCTGGCTCTCCCTGTGGACCTTGTGGGCCGGTATCTCCTTTTTCCCCTTGTGGTCCCTGGGGCCCTGGTTCACCCGGCATCCCTTTAATGTACAAAGGGTTGTCTTCACTGTTATTTTTCAAATAAACAGCTGTTACAGGCTTTCCTGTGCCGTCATCCTCTGCGGAAGTGTAAACACCATTACTTTGGTTTAAAAATTGTTCTGCCATTTTTCATCATCCTTTGCTTGAAATTTTATTCAGTGCCAGATGAACCCTCTAACTCTTTCAGCTTGGCTTCAATATCGGTAAAACGCTTCAAGATAGTCGAGTTCAAATGCTCTTC